GATCTTCATCTGGCGTGTTGGGTGTGTCGAATACAGGTAAGCCATAAGCATTAATGTATCCTTCGTAATTCCATTCCATAGGTATGAACAAACTATATAATCCTGAGCGAGTCGGTCCATTGGCGTTTCTCTTTGTAACATCTGAGTCATCGTATAATTTTTTAAAGTTTCTACCTCCTTTATCTAAAGCATTAGATGTAGAACCCATCATACATTTACCTATAATTCTACTACCTAATCGTAAACATGTTTTAGTAACTCGCCAATTATTTAAAATATTATTTGGTCTTTCCCATTTACCACTTTCATCATGTACTAATAGTTTTAGTTTTTCACCATCATAACTGTTATCTCCAGTATTTTTCCAATCAATTGTAGTATCTAATCCTTGTATTTCTGCTGCAACTTCACCTGTTACTATCTTTCTTCTAGTAAATTTAGAGGCTGGTACTCTATATGCTAATTCTGTTTTAGGTCGATCCATACCATCTTGAATCGGTTTAAAAAAGAAAGGATAGTTAACTGAAATAGGAACTACCTTATCAGTAAACATTGTTTTAGCATCAGGTCCAGTTTTAGATAATATACCGTATCTTGAGTCACTTGATATTGTAGCTAAATTTACTACTTCACCTGAAGCCATAAATGAAAAACCAGATCTACGATTTTTAAGATAACACATACCGTAGCATCTATCATCAGCTTTACATGCCTCCCAAAATATAAAGAATAATCTATTTGCTTCTCTAAAATCTGGTGGTCCAACATCA